ACTGCTCTCAATCGGTAAATATCCGAGTCGACTTATCTCGTCTTTAACCTCCTTATCAGTCAGGTAAGACCTGAGTGACGGGAGGAATCGAGATTCGTCGACCACTCTTTTAAAGGCATCAAGATGCCAAAGAAAAAGTGGCCGGATATCCGAAATCTGGTGTACCCTTGAGACAGGCTGATAAGCCTTGACCTTAGGTATCCAGTGTTTCGTCCGAACGAGACCATTGGCGTACGCATGGTAGGGATGTATCCACACCCCTGACATGCTATCTTCATTGAAGGGAACTAAGGGAAGCTCAAGCTCCTTTTGTAAGGAGATTAAGTAGTCCCAAAGTTGTCCGTAAGGCTCAGCAACTGCCATACATCTATTGATGAGGTGGCACTGCACGGCTTTACGACGATCTAACTCCCGGATATATCTAGGAGTTACATCGACCCCTTCGAACCAGTGAGAACCACAAGACTCCCTATAAGGGCCGTCAATGTGGGACTTCTCCCAGTTCGGAAGAAAGCCAATGAAGCGTAACAAGCGGAACAGGTCTTCAGCAAGTTCTCTCTCTATGATGATATCATCACCATAAATTGAGGACCGCTTGGACCCTACCGCTCGACACGCTGCAGCGAATATCAAAGTCTCGAGCCCGAACGTGCAGCCGTTCCCCATTGAGGAGAACTTCGCATATTCGATTTCGTAGGACCCGCGCCGCCCGAAGGCAGAGCGGATGTTGGACACGTACTGGAACCATGGTGTAGGTAACATCCATGCAACCAGTTCGTGTGACAACGTGTCCGAGGCCATCGAAAGATCAATAGTTGACAAAGAGTCGTCTATGGATCCAACTTTGGCTAGACTTTGATTTCTAGTCTGATCGGATAGGTTTACACCTATCCGACGGAGACGGAGTTTAATGTACGTATCGAATGCAAGCTGAAGAGGCATGTTGCCTTCAGGCTCGCAAGCGATAGTACGATCCGTCTTCCAAGACTTAGGTACAAATTCCACACGGTTAGACGCGGTAAGTTTAGGTACCAAGTCTCCATAGCCGTAATAACGGCTGAGGGAGTTAAGGTACTTATACGAACCTACCGAGCACCACACCTTTTTCGATAACTTTCGATAAG